TCTGGGAAGCCAATGCCAATGCCGTCTAGGCTCAAAGCAAAGTGACCCCCGCAGGCCGTGTAATTTATCTGTCGGCCCGTTTCTGGATCGACCTCCCACACCTCCACACCAATCGCTCTCAAGTTTGCCACTATCCGCTCTTCCTCGCGGTCACCCGTTTCAAACAGGCGCAGCATACGCCCCTCAAAGCTCTGTGATAGCGCGTGGCGAAACTGATACCACAATGCCCTACTGCACGGGTTGCCTATCTGTGAGCCGCCCATATGCGCCCTGTGGCCGTTATCGCGGCTGGCCTCGTAGTGTTCGTAAATTTTCTGCACTGTGGGCGATGGATTGTATTTTTCAAGGTTCATCTCGACAGTTCCTTCTCCATCACGTTAACTGTATCCTCAAGGCTGATGAATTTATCTGGTGTTTCTTCATCAGTCATCTCATGCATTGCCCCAGTAAACTCAAACAAAGAGTTTCTATGCAGACCAGCCAAGCCAACTTTAACTTGATAATCGTTCCAGATAAATTCACGCAGCCCACGAAAGTGCGTCTTGATAAATGTGCCGTTTTTGCGTTTGTGGCCGCGCACAATGTGAAATATTTTCTTTGTGTTTCCATTTTCGTTAACCACTTTCTTGCGGTCAGCAAAGAAATATGGTGTGCGAAGCATGTCGATGGAAAAAGACACAGAGTGTTTTTTCTTGCTTACACGAACTGTAATGCCATTTTCTTGCATCATTGCGCCTGATACTGCCAACCAAAACAATTCAGTAATAAATTCTTCTGGTGTTATCTTATGATGGCTCGACATATCCAACAGATACTTCGGCCAATCCCACTGCATTCTGACGTAGCCGTGGCTGTTTTTTATTTTATAATGCTTTGGCTTGCATATTTTTAGCGGGGTCACGATGCCCTTATCTGAGACACTCAGGTATGCGTAGTCCATCGCAGCGTTTTTGTTTTTGTCCATAAAAATCAGACCGATTTGAAATATCTGCTGATTACTACCCTGCACGTTAAAGGGTCGTTTTTGTTTCGAAAAAAACATAAAACATAACTGAGCAACGATATCATCGTCAGATCGATCATTTACCATCATTTGTTTCGTTTCATCGTCCATTGCGAATGAACCAAATCTGTTCGGCAGATGGAAACATCCAAATGATGGTAGTTTTTTAAAATTAGCAGTGCGCTCTGCGCTAAAAATTGCGTCTTTGGACATCACAGAACAGCCAATACGGCTAAACATTTTATAATGTTCTGGGTCAGTTTTTTTAAAAAGTGGTAGACAATCAAATGCACTGTCTAATCCGTCGAGCAAATCACCCAAGTAATAGTGCGCCCCATAATGATCGGCGCTGCGCCGTTTGCTTTTTTTGCGCTTCTTAATTACCTTCTCAACAGGCTTGCGAAATAAAGACTTCAACCATTCCAGTAATTTTTTCATTTTCCCTCTCCTCTCTATTTGTAAAATGGGGCAGCAAAAGCCACCCCATCGCAAAACAGATTATCGCTTCCAAGGTGGCGCTGCCGCCGCCGCAGGGGCCGCTGTGGCAGAGCCGTTGGTTTTGGCACTTGAGTACCCTTTGATCTCATTGCTGGCGCTGTACTGGCCGTCTGCGGCCTTGACTGCCACCTTCACCACCAAAGGCTTGTCGTGCAACTCGCTGCTGTCTTGGGGCGTCATAACGCCCGTTGCGTGACAGATGGCCGACAGAGTGCGCTGTGCTATGTCCACTGCAATCTGATTGGGGTTGTTGAGGTTCAACCGATCTATCAATTTTCGGCCAGCGTACTGGCCCTCAACAATCTCCAGACCAAGCTGCAAATAGCTGCCAGTCATAGCCTTGGTGGGCTTCTCCTCGCTCTCGACAATCACTGCCGAATAGTTTCCCGCTGGTAGCGGCTCATATGTTGCGGCTGGTTCAATAGCCGCTGCGTTAAAACCATTTAGTTCCATGTGAGTTTTCCTTTCACTCTGCTACAAAATCTGCAAATGGGTTGCGGTCAAACGTGAAGGCCAGAGGCTCAGACACGTTGAACCGATTTTTCGTTACGCTCGACGCCTGTGGATGGCAGATGATCTCCCGCTCCCCTGTCGAAATCGCACGTTTCTTGTCGCCGTCACCGCCACGAATTAAAGTCTTCAGCCTGATCAAGCCGACCAGATCGACGTTGTCAGTATAATGTGGAAGTGACTTCTTGTGCATCCGCACGGTGTAACGTGCAAAGGCGTCCATATCTGGCAGGTCGAGCATCTCAGTATCGGCATGACCAATAAAGATGACGTTCATTCCTTTTTCGTAGGCGAGTGATCCCGCCCAGTCTCTGATCTGCCTGTGCTTCTCAGCCGCCGTGCTGTAGCCAGCGCCGTAGCCGCCACCAGCCTGATTAATCGACTTGGCCTTGGGGTCAGCAGCCACAATCTCTGCCTCGACCATCGTCGCAAGCTGGGTGATCGAATCAATCACCAAAGTCTTGTGGTCGTGCTTCTGTGTGGCAAGCGCCTCAATAGCGTCCAGCACGTCCTGTGTAGACGTGGCAAGCGGAAACAGGCTGACGTTGTCATTGCCTGCAAGACTGGCTGTGCCGTCCTCTGTGCGGATGAAAACAGGGTTGGGGAACATAGCAGCCAGTGTAGTCTTACCCATTCCACCTTCGCCAAAGAGGGTGCAGATGATAGGCCGCTGGCCGCTTGGCTTCGATAGTGTTTTTAGGTCAATCGCCATTACTCAATCCTCCATGCTCTAAAGCTGCCATCGTCCTGCTGCTGACAGCGCACCAGCATTCCCATGCGCTTTCCCGTGTTGCGAATGGATGTGGCTTGCGTCTGGCTCTCAACCACAACGCTATCGCCAACTTCCATTTGATCCAGCAAGTCCTTCCACTTGCCCGATCTGTCCCGCGAGGGTGCCGTCATTGGCACCCCCTTCTCAATTTTAAATCCCATCACCAATCTCCCTTAAATACGAGGGCAAATACCTCGTCCAAAATTTCATCCATGCTTCTCATTCTGCAAACTCCAAGTCTGGGTGGTCGCGCCACCTGTTTAATTTACGCTCTAATCTGATCTGGTCTGGGCTTTTACTTTGTCCGTCCATCACAACGATGGCGTCCAGAGCAGAGATCAGCATTTCTAGCTCGACATCAGTCAGGCGCATTAAAGAACCTCAACCTTGACGCCAACTTTGCCAGCTTTGGTTTCAAAAGCAGGCGCGATCTTAGCCCACAGCTTTGGCGCATTAGCCAACAGGTAACGACAGCCAGCAGCATCCGCGCTGACGGTGTGTTTGACTGGATGCAAATGTTGGGGTATTTTTTTCGATACTTTGTCCCAAACGATGGCATCAACTTTACGAGACACAGGCTGTGTCAGCGTAACTTTGTGGCCGTCCAATTTGTGGGAAATTGACCCCTCGTCTTTGACTTCAAGGGCCGCTGCGATTTGCTCTTCAATCGCGTGGCGCTTTGCGGTCAGCGCCTTCTCTTGAGCTTTGATATCCAGCCAATCGGCGGCAAGAATATCGACATTGATATTGTCCATTTCGTTCTCCATTTTTTCATTCACACTTTTTCTACAAGCCGATCTTTACTAAATGGTTTTGAGCATGTAAAGCTCTTTTTTGAAAATATGTAAAATTGGAGACTACAATGGACAATATGATACCTCTTGAGACCATACGGGACGCCCTGCAAGATCGACGTTTGACGGTTGTGGCAGAGAAATCTGGGCTGTCGCACCCCACCGTAAAGGCCGTGCAGCAGGGCAATGAACGAATCAGTTTGAACACTTGGAGGAAGTTAAGCGATTATCTCACCGTCTATAAATAAGAAGGTCAAAAAAAATGACAATAAAAGTGGAAGAGTATTGCGAGAAGATGGGTTTTTTCTTGGTCACAATCCCAGCAGGGACTAAAGGCCCAACCCGCTTTGGATGGCAGAAGCCAGAGCAGGCACTGTCTGATCCAGAGAAGGCGCGTCTGTATTACGAGCAGAACCCAACGCACAACGTGGGCTTGCTTCATGGGGCCAGCGGAACTTGCGCCGTGGACATCGATCATGTCGAATACACCAAGATGATTTTCGAAGAACTGGGCATCGATTTCTCAGAGCTTATGCAGTCGGCCCCCCAAATCATTGGGCGCGAAAATCGAGGTAAGCTGATCTTCAAGGCACCGCCCGATCTGATTACCCACAAAATATCTTGGCCTGTCGAGGGCGATCCCAGAAAAACCGAAGTGGTCTTTGAGCTTCGCGCTGGGGCCGTGCAAGATGTCCTACCGCCATCGATCCACCCAGACACGGGCCGTCCATACGAGTGGGCTGGTCGTTCTATATTCGATGGACTGCCAGACCTACCGCCGCAACTTTTAACAATCTGGAGAGAGTGGGATAAGTTTCGGCCACAGATGGTGGCGATCTGCCCTTGGCGGCGTGAGCCAGAATTTCAGCCACCCAGAAGGCCACGGCCAAAGGGTGACGGCACGTCTGTCATCGACGCCTTTAATGAGGCGCACGATATGCACAGCCTTTTAAAACAGTACGGCTATAAACAAACCGCCAAGGATCGATACCTGTCGCCAAACAGCACGTCCAAGCTGGCGGGGGTGAAGGTGTTTGAAGATGGCCGCGCATACAGCCACCACGCCAGTGACCCGTTTGATTCGGCCCACAGCTTCGATTGCTTTGAGTTGTGGTGCCAGTACGAACACATGGGAAACGTCACCAAGGCTGTCAAAGACGCCGCTGCGTTTCTAAATGTCACCAACAATCCAGATCACGAATATGATGAAGAGGCGATTAAGCACGGCGCAAAAGTGGCGGCATCAATTATGTCCAAGCCAGCAGCCAAGTCCGAGCCGCTGGGCAATATACCAGATCATCTGCTGTCGATACCGGGCGTTCTACAAGACGTGGTCAATTATTATTCTGTCACCGCAATCAAGCCGCAGCCCCAATTTGCCGTGCAAGCGGCCATCGCCTTTGGCTCTACAGTAATGGGCAGGCGCTGGGTGACAAACCAGCGGAACTTCTCCAGCCTGTATCTTTTGAATATCGGTGAGACAGGATCGGGGAAAGAACATACCAAGACCGTACTGGAGCGGTTACTTGAAGAGGCTGGTCTGGATGACCTGATCGGGCCAGCAGGCTACACCTCTGGTGCAGGGGTGATGTCCACACTGACCAAGAAGCCAGTTCACGTCAGCGTGATTGACGAGATGGGCCGTATGCTCAAGTCGGCAGCGGCCACGGGAATGCAACACAAGGCTGACGCTCTGACATCCATTATGGAAGCCTTCGGGCGCACAGACGGCGTCATGCGGCAGCAAGGCTACGCCACAAACACAATGAAGGCGTCTGAGGCCGAAAAGCTGGAGAAGGTGGTTAGGAGGCCGAGCCTGACGCTGGTGGGCATGTCCACGCCGTCAGAATTTATGAAGGCTATCGGAGGGGGCGATGTGGCTTCTGGGCTTCTAAACAGGTTCCTGATTGTGAAGACCGATATCGGTGTTCAGCTATCGCAGGAAATCACAACGTCCACAATTTCAGAGCGGCTCAAGTCTTGGGCCAGCGATCACGCTTACGCCGTTAACGGGACGCTAGACCCCGGCTCCACGCACGATGTGCCGCCATCCCCAATGGAGGTGGCATTCACACCAGAGGCCAAGGCGATCTTGAGACGCTACGAGGAGCGGCTGGTGGATGCCATTAGGGCAGAGGCAGGTACTGGGCTGG